AATGCTGGCACATTCAAACTATATGGGGTGGCATAATGTCTAAAACAATATCTAAAGTGGCAATTTTTAATTGTGATACTCAAACAGAAGAACTGCGCAATATGAACGAAGAAGAGTTATTGCAATTGAAAGAACTTCAAGACAAAGAAAAAATTAGAGAAGTGGAAGTTAAAGCAAAAACAACCGCTAAGTCTGCACTTCTTGAACGACTAGGCATTACTGCCGAAGAAGCTGCTCTATTACTTGGATGAGTTATTGGCTAAGTAAGTCTGCGGAAAGGTTAAGAAATCAAATTGACCTTGCCTTCCCAGATAGAGATAAGCGTTCGGATGGATGGATCGGAGATTCTCGCCATTCAGCAACTAAGTCGGATCATAATCCTGCTGCACCATCGGGGGTTGTTCGTGCCATCGATGTTTCTAGCGGCTTGGGTGGGGCAACCAATAACGCACACTATTTGGCAAATCAGCTTAGACTCTTGGGCAAGACCGATAAAAGAATAAGTTATGTAATTTTTAACCGCAAAATAGCAAGTCGAATCTTGTTCTGGAAGTGGCGTAAATACTCTGGTATTGATCCACACACTAGCCATATTCATATTAGTTTCACACCACTGGGAGATCAAGACAAAAGCAAGTTCAAACTACCAATCCTAGGAGAGTAATGAATATCAAGAATCCAATCTTTTTAACTGCTGGCGCATTCCTTGCAGCTTGGGCAGGTTCTAATTTTGATGTCGATTACCGGACAATTTTGTTTGCAGTTCTCGCTGGCGTGTTTGGATATGCGACCCCTAAAAAATGACACAAACAGATTTCTTTAGCCTTTACATTGCGACGCTTGCAGTTGTCGGCGGCTTGTCTGGTTATGTAATTACTCATTTGCTTGGCGAAATTAAGCGACTCAATTCGCGTGTCGATGAGATTTATAACATACTCTTAGAGCGATAATTTAATTATGGCGCGAAGAAAAGTTATCGACCTAACTGATTATTCAGTTCTGGATCAATACTGCATTGGGTTAAACGAGTATTACAAATCCCTGCGCCGTTCTGGTTTTAGCGTAGATCATGCTCTCTATTTAATAACTGCACCACAAACCTATCCTGCAACAATACTTCCAACCCCTAATTGGCTACCAGACCAACCTGGCTATTATGAGGATGAAGAGGATTAACCTTGAAGAAAATTGTCGTAATATCGGACTTGCAAGTTCCCTATCATGACGAAAGAGCAGTTAGAAATGTTGCATCGTTTATTCGTCGATTCAAACCAGACCAAGTTATTACAATTGGAGATGAAATCGACCTACCCCAAATCAGTCGATGGACAGAAGGAACTCCAGGATGGTTCGAGCAATCACTGGGAGCTGATCGTGATGCGACTGTCGAGATATTGTGGGATCTTCAGGTAACAGACATGATCCGGTCGAATCACACAGACCGACTTTACAATGTCATAATGAAAAAAATCCCAGCATTCCTAGCATTACCAGAATTGAAGTTTGAGAAGTTTATGAAGCTCGATGAACTTGGTATTAAATTCCATCGCAAGCCTTTAGAGTTTGCACCAGACTGGATAGCCATTCATGGCGACGAGGGCAGCGTAAAGCCCACACCTGGTTTAACGGCCTTAGATGCCGCCCGTAAGCATGGCAAAAGCGTGGTGTGTGGACACACCCACAGAGCGGGTCAATCGGCCTTCACAGAGGCCTCTGGGGGCGTTTTAGGGCGTGTTCTGCGTGGCGTTGAAGTTGGCAATTTAATGCAATTTAGCAAGGCTGGTTATATGAAGGGAACGGGCAACTGGCAACAGGCCTTTGCCGTGTTTTATGTTGATAAAAAGACAGTAACCAACACCATCGTTCATATCGAAAAGGATGGATCATTCGTATTTGAAGGCAAAAGATATGGCTGATTCACTTTGTGGCGAGGAATGGCTTGGATTTGAAGAAGATTTCGTTATCAAATCGTTATCAAAATATGCCACGATGAGGTTGATTTAACCTTCTAAGCGTGAAACCCTTATCTTATTCACAACCCTTGTGGATAGATTCGGGAGATATCATGGACTTAACTTATCAAGAGCTGCTGGGGCTATTTTTAATGACCCCAATTGTTATCTTTGTGGCCTATTGGAATGGCTTCAAAGCCGGGAAACGCGAAGGATATTTGCAAGGCCGTAAATGGCTGCGATTCCCCAGTAAGGTCAGTGAATGAAACGCGATGAATTCCTTAGAGGCGCAGAGGCCATCGCAAAGGCTAGAGATATTGAATATGGATCACCAAATGTTTCTATGCTTCGCATCTCGAAGTTCTGGTCAGAGTATCTCGGTTATCCAATCGACCCTCACGAGGTCGCAATCTGTATGTTACTTGTCAAGGTCAGTCGTATCTCGGAGCAAGCAGAACACAAAGATAGTTACTACGACATTATCAACTACGCCACTATTGCTGGAGAACTGGCAACTATGGACTGGGATGATCTTGATGCTGGTTAATGCCAAAAAAGGTATTTGGTGCGATTACCACAAATACCAATATGGGGCTACAAATCCAAAAGGACAGGTTCAAGCTGCCTGGACAATCATTTCAGAATTGCCACGATCATCTAAAATTCCACGCCATTATTGTCAGGAATGCGCAGTAGATTCAAGTAAGTGGGCAGATGGAACTTATTTCGACCTAAAACAACAAATCCAATTCGCACAAGAGCGATACGGAATAACCCAAGGGGAACTCAATGGCATTTGATTTATCACAATACGAAACAGTTGAATCAAGGTTAGAGAAGTTTATTGAAGATTATCCGGATTTTAGACTAGACACAGTTATGGAGAGTTTTACAAATGGTCAATTTATTGTCAGAGCGGCTATTTACCGCACTTTCGCGGATAGTGTCCCATTCTCAACGGGATACGCTGAAGAGAAGATTACTGATCGCGGTGTTAATTCGACTTCTGCGCTGGAGAATTGCGAAACTTCAGCAATTGGCAGGGCGCTTGCAAATGCAGGTTATGCAGCAAAAGGCAAGAGAGCAAGTCAATCAGAGATGGCAAAAGTCGCACGAGTAACGAATGACAAAGCCAGTGCAGCAATTGCAAATGCGCCACTAGCAATCAATAACTCATGGGATGAATTTGTTGGTAAAGAACCAACACCAGAACCAATATCTCTTGAACAAGCTACTCAATTGGTGCAGCAGACATTTGGAGAAGCTGAACCGATTCCAACTTGCTCTCATGGACCGCGAAATATAAAGAACGGCGTAAGCGCAGCAGGTAAAGCATGGCAAGGTGCAATGTGCGAAGTGCGCGGTGCATCAAAAGGTGATCGTTGTCCGCCAATTTGGTATGTAATGAGCAAGACAACTGGTCAATGGAGATTACCAGAGGGGGTGGAATAAATGGGTTATGGACAAATAATCAGAGAGGATGGCACAGTCGAATTCTACGGCGATGTGCCACTACTCATCTGCCAAATGTGCAACGAAATCCCAAGTCAGGATGACGGAGTTTGGACAGTTAGTCTATCACCGCTGCAATGGCAGTGCGAGAAATGTCATGCGGTCAATGGCTAGCCAGCATCGCAAGCATCGGGGTTATCGAACCCAACGAATTGTAAGCGATTACATGCGCCAGTGGTTTCCCTTTGCGGATTCTGCTGGTGCTGGTAGAACTGGATCAGATATCTTAAATGTTCCATTCGATGTAGAAGTAAAAGCCAGAGCAGGGTTTGATCCCAAAGCTGCAATGAATCAACTTAAACATAGAGAATCAGGTAAATTGGGATTTGCCGTTCTTAGGCTCAATGGACAAGGAGAATCACCAGAAGATTATTGTTGCATCATAAGAATGGATGATTTAATGGGTTTGTTCATCCAAGGCGGATATACTAGGAACCTGACACTAGAACCAGAGCGGTGCGACCAATATGGGCACTGGAAGATAAAGAACCAGGAGTGTCCACAATGCCAGTCTATGAATTTCAATGTCTGACCTGCATGGTAATACATGAGCATTTCATCCCGTTTGGTTTGGAAACTGCTGATCCTATTCACTGCAACGAACAAATGATTAAACTATTTACACCACCAGCAATCCATTTTAAGGGTTCTGGATTTTATCAAACGGATCATAAAAAATGATTATATTTGATTTCTTCGCAGGAACAGGCTCGTCAACCAAAGCGTTCGAGGATGCTGGCCATACCATTATTAGCTTTGAACTAGACAAATACTTTGAAGCAACTGATCATAGAGACATACAAACGCTTAACGCTGCTGAACTCATCTCATTATATGGACAACCAGATTTCATATGGGCAAGCCCACCATGCCAGAAGTTTAGCGTTGCCTCACTATGGAAATATTGGGCAAAAGGGCCTAACGGATCTGTGCCTAAGCACCCAGCTGTCTATGAGGCCATAGATTTGATTAAACACACACTTAAACTTATGAATGACTTAAACCCTACTTATGGCTGGCTTATGGAAAATCCAAGAGCTATGTTACGCAAGCAAGACTTTATGCAGGAAATACCACGTTGGACAGTTACATACTGCCAATACGGTGATACGCGCATGAAACCTACAGATGTATGGGGAACTATTGAAGGATGGACACCGCGCCCTATGTGCGCACCTGGTCGTGATTGTCATGAATCTAGCCCAGCTGGAACTAACGCAGGAGGCACTGGAAAACTAAGAAATGCAAGACTTCGCTCGATGATTCCTTACGAACTAGGAGAAGAAATTTGCAAACTCATAGAACGACACGCGGTCTGACCAGGGCTTTTACCCAAACGCTTGACAAGGCCATTACACTTAACTTGCTAAAGTGCTTCAGGCACTTCGCGCAAGCCGCAGCGCGGATCGCTTGCGCAGTAGTAAGTGTCCTGGGGATACTATTCATTAGCGCAGCAAATGCCGTTGCACCAATTCATAATGGTATTCAAATACAACAATCGCCTAAACAATATGCAAAAGCCAATCTTTCAATACATGAATACAAATGCGCATTAGAGCTATACACAAGAGAATCTAATTGGCGACCTGATGCTAAGAATGGTAGTCATTACGGGATACCTCAAGGCAGAAGCATTTGGTTAAAGACTGCATCACCAATAGAGCAGGTTAAGTGGGGAATCAAATACAATAAGAATCGTTATGGATCTAACTGCGCAGCTCTTGCATTCTTTCAAAGGAATAACTATCACTAATGTCTAAGCAATCAGCATTACGCAAGGATGGTTCTACTTATCAGTGGAGAAAAATACGCGCAAGGATATTGAAGCGCGATCAGAACACTTGCCAGCGATGTGGACAACCAGGCAATACAGTAGATCATATTGTTCCTAGAACTTTAGGCGGTAGTGATGAACCAGATAACTTGCAATGTTTATGTGCAACTTGTAATTATTCAAAGGGGGGTAGGTTTTTTGATACGCCTTCAACACCCATGACCCCCCTTGGTTTGTTTACCCCCAAAAACGACTCAGTTACCCACTATCAGGCGTGATAACCTAAGTCATGACTAGATTCGACCAGATAGCCGCAGATAGCCCAGATGGGGCTTACCTAGGGGCGACAGAACCGCGTATTCGGTCAAAACCCGTCGATTTACCTTCACGCGGGCAGGAAATGATTGACTTTTGTGAGTCAATTGGCTTTGAACTGTTACCTTGGCAGAAACTTTTGGCTATTGAGATGCATCGAGTCAAGGCAGATGGGCGTTGGTATCATTCTGAGATTGGCGTTCTTGTAGCCAGGCAACAGGGAAAATCGACCTTCCTGGCGCTCAGAATCTTATGGGGAATGTTTGAATTAGGCGAAAAATTACAAGTCCACACGGCTCACAAACTAACAACCTCATCCGAAATCTTCTGGAAGATAGATGAAATCATTCAGAACCATCCCCAACTGGCTGCCATGTTTGCGAAGAAGTATGAAACAAAGGGATCACAGGAAATTAAACTAATTGATGGCGCAAGATATTTAGTTCGTGCCAATAACTCAGCCTCACGCGGTATTGCAGCGCCAGATGTAATTCACCTTGACGAAGTTCGTGAATATCAAGACCCAGAAGTTTGGGCATCACTTCGATTTACCCAGATGGCTTCCAAGAATCCAATGGCAATACTTTATTCAAACGCTGGGGATCAGCATTCAATAGTTTTAAACAGAATGCGCGAGCGAGGACTTGCCGCTGCCGCTGGAAGTGATGATCCGATAGGTTGGTTCGAGTGGTCAGCACCAATGGAAGTTCAAATCGGCGACACGCCTGAATTCTGGGAAGCGGTTCGCTATTCCAACCCAAGCCTTGGATATACAGTTCATCCAGATAACCTTCGAGCCATTCTCAACGATGAAGAATCAATTGTAAGAACAGAAGTTTTATGTCAATGGGTTTCCCAAATAAATCCTGCAATAAATCCGTCATTGTGGGATGCGTGTGGTGATGAGTCGGCAGAACTAGACCAGGATCAAGAAACCTGGATGGCTATCGACTTATCACCAGACCGAAGAGCTGCTGCGTTAATTGCTGGCCAGCAAAAGGGCGATAAATTTATCGTGGTTCTATTGCAGACATGGGAAAACGCAGTTGCGATAGATGACAAGGCACTTGCGAATGATTTGGCAGTCTGGGTTCGTAAATATCCAACAACAACAGTTGCTTATAGCCGTCAAACCGCTGGAGCAGTTGCGGCTAGGCTTGCACCAGCAGGAATTCAAACAACTCCAATCGACGGAGCAGTTTATGGACAAAGTTGCGACGAGATGCAGTCTGCGATTACGAGCCAGAGGCTCATTCATAAACGGAATGAGGAATTTACCAAGCAAGTTCTATCAGCCGTTAAACTTCCATTCAAAGATGGCGGTTGGTATCTAGGGCGCAAGGTTTCCAACTCCACAATCTGCGCGGCAGTGGCGATGGCAATGGTTTCCCACTTCGCAACACGACCAGAATCAGAAGTTGATATTTATGTAGGTTAATCTCGGATAGTGATATACTTGTCCACTATATGGGAATCAAAGACTTCTTTCTTCCAACAACTGCACCAGCCGAAATGACTATTGACGCGGCTGCATATCCTGCGCCTAACAATGGCATCATTAACAATTGGCTTTATCCAGTATCAACTGCATCAAGAGCTTCAGCAATGGCAGTTCCAACAATTGCTCGCGGTCGCAATATTTTGTGTTCTCTTGCAACACTTCCGCTTGAACAATATATTAAATCAACTGGTTCTCATGTTGAACCAAACCGCGTAATTAATCAACCTGATCCACGTGTTCCTGGTTCTGCAATTTACAGTTATGTCGCGGAAGATTTATTATTTCTAGGCGTATCTTACGGAATGATAATGTCTATGTATGCCGATGGTCGCATTCAAGAATGGACACGCATTTCACCAGATCGCGTATTGCCAGAATTAAATTCACTTGGAACAGAAATTATTGGCTACTCAGTTGATAATAAAAAAGTTCCACCATTTGGCGTTGGAAGTTTGGTCGTATTTAACGGACTTGATGAAGGATTCTTAAACCGCGCTGGCCGCACTATCCGGGCGGCTATCGCCTTGGAAAATGCAGCAGAACAATTTGCGAAAGAACCAGTGCCAATGATGGTTCTAAAATCTAACGGCACAAATTTAACTTCTGAAAGAATTTCTAAACTTCTTGAATCATGGCGCGTTGCTAGAACTAATCGCAGCACTGCATTTCTAAATGCGGATGTCGAACTGCAAGCAATGGGTATTGATCCAAACAAATTACAATTAAACGAGGCTCGCCAATATGTGGCGCTTGAACTATGCCGCGCATTAAATATCCCAGCCTTTTTTGCTTCCGCCGAATCAACATCAATGACCTATTCAAACGCAATCAATGAGCGCCGTTCATTAATTGACTTCGGCGGTCGCAACATTCTTCTTGCAATAGAGCAACGCTTAAGCCAACCAGACTTCGTAGGCGCTGGAAATTATGTGCGTTTCTCACTAGATGAATTCCTTCGAGGCAATCCCCTAGAACGCGCTCAAGTCTATGAAATCCTAAACAGAATCGGCGCAATGAGCGTTGAAGAAATCCGAGAGGAAGAGGATCTACTTAAATGAAAGTAAATCTACCAATTACGCTAACCGCAGCGGATACGCAAACCCGAACCCTTACTGGTCGCATAGTTACCTGGGGCGAAGAAGGTTTAACTTCTGCTGGTAAAACAATTTTTGCAAAAGATTCAATTACAATTCCTAAGAATGTAAAATTACTTTTAGAACATGATCGCACAAGACCAATTGGCAAACTTGTAAGTTATGAAGTTACCGATTCAGGTATCGAAGCATCATTCAAAATTGCTGGAACTATTGCTGGCGATGACAGTTTGTTGGAAGCCGCTGAAGGATTACGCGATGGCTTTTCAGTCGGAATTAAATTAAATCAATGGGATAACAAAGAAGGCACAATGGTTATCTCTTCATCCCAGATGATAGAAACCAGCCTTGTAACGGATCCCGCCATCGACTCAGCCCGCGTCAGTGAAGTTGCAGCGGCAGAAACCGAAATTTCTGAATCAACCGATTCAGATACCAAAACAGAAGGAGAAGACCTAGTGTCCGAAACCGCTCCAGAGTCAGTAACTACCGAAGCGGTAGAAGCTGCAAAGTCAGAAGTAACTGTTAGCGCGTCAGCGCCAGTTATGTATTCATCTCCACGCGTTAATCTAAATGTTAGCGCTGGCCAAGTTGCCAAGGCTCAATTAGCTGCATCACGCGGCGACTCAGATGCTCGCGATCTAATCGCAGCACTACAAGTTGCAACAGTTGCAGAAAACACAGGCATGGTTCCACCAAGCTACCTACGCGATGTTATCGGTATCATCGACAACTCACGCCCATTCATTTCAAGCATCGAAACTGCTCCACTTCCTGCTTCCGGGATGAAGATTTTTACGCCAAAGCTCGGTGCGCAGGCGACTGTCGCCCTAACCGCAGAGGGTGTTGAATTCTCATCAACTGACACTGCTGTAACCTTCCAAGAAGATACAGTTGTTAAGTTCGCAGGTGCTGGTCGCCTAGATGTTGAACTCGTAGACCGCTCAGACCCAAGTTTCCTTGATCTTTATATTCAAGAACTTGCTGCATCTTATGCACAAAAGACAGATGCTTACGCTGCAAATATCGCTGCACAAAACTCAGCAGGTTCAACAGGATCAACAATCTACAAGTCAATTGCAGATGGCATTGCTGATTCATTCGGCGTAATGCGCATGACACCAAACCGTTTGCTAGTTGCAACAGGTGGCGGAGTTAATGATATTGACTTCTCTGGCTTGCTCGGCGCGGTTGATAGCACTGGTCGCCCAATTTTCGCGGCGGCTGCTCCTCAAAATGCGAACGGACTTATTTCACAAGGTTCGACCGCTGGCACAGTAGCAGGACTTTCACTTATCGTTGATCCAAACTACACAGGCAACGATGCAGGTTCTAAGTATGCGCTTGTCTATCCTTCAAACGCAATGCGATTCCATGAGAGCGCCCAAATTCAACTTCGCACTGCGGTAGTTGCAAATGGTCAGCTTGATATCGGTCTTTACGGATATTGCGCAGTCGTTAACCGTTACCCAACTGCATTCCGTTTCTTGGCAGTAGCGTAACAAAAAACTAATCATGGGGGAGTTGCTCCCGGCTCCCCCAGTCGTTATAGAGAGGAAGATATGGCTTCAATAGTTACAGTCGCTGAATTGCGCTCAATTCTTGGCGTATCTTCCGCTCTCTATAATGATGCGTATTTAACCGATATTATTGACACCGCAGAGCAGGTAATTCTTCCTATGCTCACGAGATATGCACAACCAATCGATGCAGTCGAACTAGAAGATAATGTGGCTACATTTCACACCCTAGGCGCTCACGAATTTTCTTTAACTCAATCAGTTGTGACTACTGGTTGCGGATCACCATTCAACGGCACTTTTACAATCACTGCCGTCCCATCAGATTATGAATTTTCAGTTGCTTTAACTAACGCAGATATTCTTCCAAAAAATGTAATTCCTTCAGGCTTAGCAACACTCTCAGGCGCTTCAACTTATGTTGGAGTTTCGGCAGTGGAATCAGCCGTTCTAGTTGTTTCCGTTGAAGTCTTTCAATCCAGAGTCGCTCCTGGCGGACAAATAGAAGGTGTGGATTTCACACCAACACCGTATCGGATGGGGCGCTCACTATTTAACCGCTGCGTAGGACTACTTGGGGCATATATCGATGTGGAGTCAATTGTTCAATGACCGCATCAACGATCCTTTCATCCGTTAGGCAACCGTTGGCAACAGCACTTGCTGGCGTTGCTGGCAATGTTTACGCCTTCGTTCCAGAGACAGTAATTCCACCAGCAGTTGTTGTGGTTCCAGATTCACCATATATTGAATTCGACACAATTGGAAAGTCAACCTTTCACTGCAAACTTAATTACACAATCACAGTCTGCGTTGCTTACAACAGTAACCCAGCATCTCTCGACAATATCGAGCAGTTAATCATAAGTGTTGTTTCTGCAATCCCAGCGGGGTATGAAGTAGGAGCAGTTCAACGACCAACAGTTACACAAGTAGGCGCTAGCAATTTGCTTGTCGCAGATATAAGCGTGGCAACCTACTACACGCAAACCAACTAAGGAGAAAACCCAATGGCAACAACCGTTATCACAGGGCGCGACATTACTTTCACCATCGCTTCAACAGCGTATGATGGACAAACAACTAGCGTTACTTTGACAAACTCACCAACAATCGACACTTACCAAACACTAGATGGCAAGGCATACAAGCACACTGACGATCAGTGGACTCTTGCTATTGAACTTCTAGCTGACTGGGGTGTTGCATCATCACTATTTGAAGCAATGTGGACTGCAGCCGAAACTGCACCAAACACTGCTCTTGCATATTCAATCACTGCAACAACCGGAGCAGTATTTACCGGAACTGCATTCCCAGTATTCCCAGCCGTTGGTGGAGCTGCTCCAGGAGCGCAAACCGATTCATGGTCAATGCTTGTAGTTGGAACACCAACAGAAAACTTCAGCTAGTTAAAGAAACGGGAGCAAAATGAAAAAGTCAATAACAGTCGAGTTCGTGTCTGGGGATAGTGCAACTTATGTAGCCTATCCACCAGACTTCGCGAAGTGGGAAATGGCAACAAAGAAGTCCATCCAGGAGTTTGCTGGGATGTGGGATATTTTATTTGTTGCTCATTCAGCCTATAAGCGAGAAGCTGCTGGAAAACCAACTAAGACACTAGATGTTTGGATGGAAGGCATTACGAATCTTGAAGTTGGCGATGATGACCCAAAAGCCATAAGCGCGGAAGTATAAATCGACTTATTGTCGAGTTAGCGATAGCGACTCATATCCCGATGAGGGAATGGGAAACTGCCGAGGACATTCTTACCGCGATCGAAGTATTAAAGGAGCGTAATGAACCAGGCAGAAGTTGATGCTTACAATCGGAGTGAAATCCGAGAAGTAATCAAAGCCTTCAAAGCCATGGATGTTACTGCCGTTGAAGAAGCCAAGAAGGTATCTGGCGCTCTCGCAGATTACGCACTTGGAAAGATTAAAGAAGCTGCTGGAACTAGAACAGTCGCAACCAAGGTTGCAACCCGTATTGCTGATAATGGCAAGGTTTCTAAAAGTTCCAAGGTAGGCGAAATTAGCCTTGGGTTTGCCAGTCAAAGATTCTCTGGTGGTGGAACTACCAAAAGCCTTTGGGGTGGAATGGAATTTGGTTCTAACCGATTCAAACAATTCCCAAAGAGAACACCAACACTAGGGC